AGCAGATATTGATTTAGATTTTGCCGACAGAGAACATGTGCTGAAGTTGATCCCGCATGTGCCAGCCTGCCAGCAACAGGATGGCGTGATCCGCAGGCACAATTCTGGTGTGTATGTCACTGACATACCCAGGAATGCCTTGCTGGATTGTGCGGCCTTGGATTACGAAACAGCTGAACAACGTGGATATTTCAAGATCGACTTCCTGAACATGTCAGTGTACAAACTGATCCAAAGTCCAGAACATTATCAACTCATGCTGGATCGAGAGCCGCCCTGGTTAAGACTGTGGCAGGATTCTGTCTGGGCCAATCAGTTGGTGCATGTGGGCAATTATACTGGTTTGCTGGCCACCATGCGTCCCGACAGCATCGCGAGGATGGCTGCATTTATAAGCATAATACGTCCGGGCAAGGCACACCTACAGAATCAGCCCTGGGATCGAGTGTTTGAATCAGTGTGGGACGGTGATAACAGCCGTGGCTATGTGTTCAAGAAGAGTCATGCTCTAAGTTATGCAACTCTGGTGGCTCTACATATGAATCTAATCGATCTTGCGGACTAGGGTGATGCTTTTGCGTTTGCTTTTCCGGCGGTTGATATCGTTGAGGCTGCACACAGGACCGTGTATGATTTCGAGATCTTTGTTGCTGAATGTGCGTAGATAAGCACGGAAATCATCCCATTCACCACGCAGGAATATGTTGATGGGTATGCTGCGATTGCTTTCCCACCACCAGGTATTGGCCAGATCTATGAATTTGCGTTTGAGTTCAGGATCATGTATGTTGCCAAAATCATAGATGGTGGTTATAACGTCATCTTGGTTCTGTATGATGCCCACGTATTCTGTGCCGGCATGGAGGCATAGGGTGATGAATGGGTATTTTGCTGTCAGTGTTTGGAAGATGTTTTCACCCATAAATATCGTTGGAGATTCCTAATGTATTCAACCACTGCCTATTTATATCAGCAGATACAGCAAGTTTTATTGATTGACGTCAGTGGAGCATATTTCAACGCGAGGTGGAACCCTGTGTACGCAAAAAGCCTAAAATTAAATCTGGGAGTGGACAATGTGATCCTGTTCCAGTTCCTAAATCAGGATCAAAAGCCCGTGAACATCACCGGAGCCACTTTCACGTTCCGTATCATCAGCCAAAACGGTGACAACCTGCTGTATGCCAAAGAACTGGTGAGTCTAAGCAACGCCTTGGGCCGGGCCAAGGTCACTGTGACCCAGGCCGAAACCTGGCAACTGCAGGCACAGCCTGCATCCTGGAGCCTGGAAATTTCATCGGGCGTGCTAAACCAAGCTGTACTCACCGATGACTATTCGGGAGCACGCGGCGATATAGACATCGTGGATTCGGTATTTCCCTCATTCGTGGCCAGTGAAGAACTTACCATACCCAGCCAGGCACCTGACAGTTCTATCTACTATACCAGCACCTTGACCACAGAAGGTGCCCGACTCACAACGTTCCAGTTGGATCCTGTGGCGTTCACAGGAAGTCTCAGAGTGCAGGGTGCTTCGGATGCCACAGCACAGACTGTGGATTGGTATGACGTGGACTTTGAAGATCTCAAGACTGGGAATACAGTGGATAGCCTGCACTTCGTGGATCGCACCGAACGCCTGGGCATCAATGTGGAAGGATTCCATCCTTACATACGTTTAGAACTAGATATCAACAACGGCAACATAGATCTCATCCAATATCGTTGATATCTTGAAAATTTGATGCTACTATAGCAAGATGCTAGACATCTATGCCTATCTACCTGCCAAACGCAAACAAACCGCATCGGGCTGGATCTCTGTAAATGCACCGTGTTGCATACACAATGGTGAAACAGCAGATCATCGTCAGCGTGGCGGCATAAAGATCACAGATCAAGGCTGGTCGTGGCATTGTTTTAACTGCGGCTTCACCGCATCATTCATCCTGGGGCGTAATCTTTCATTCAAAGCCCGCCGACTGTTGTCATGGCTTAATATTCCCAAGGAGGAGATCGAACGCATCAATCTTGAAAGCCTGCGTCATCGCAGCGTGCAAGGCCTCCTGGATGATCGCCAGCGTACGGCCAATGTAGTGCAAGGTATAGAGTTTGAAGATCGAGAACTGCCTGAAGAGTTTGCCTTGATTGATGCCAGCATGCCAGTGCATTATCAGTATCTGCGAGACAGATACGTACCCGAAGATTATCCCATTGGCATGATCCATGGTCGACCCGATGACAAGTTTAGCCGCAGGCAAGGTGTGATCATACCCTTTACCTATGATGGACACATCGTAGGGCATACCCGTAGATTCTTTGACGATCACAATCCTCGATACATTCACGACATGCAATCAGGCTATGTGTTTGGCACAGACCTACAGCGAGCCGACTGGCAACATGTGATTGTGGTGGAAGGCGTGTTTGATGCACTATCAATCGCGGGGTTGGCTGTGTTGCATGCTGATATCTCTGACAGTCAAGTCCGCCTGATACGCAGTCTGAATCGCGAAGTTACTGTGGTACCTGATCAAGATGCCGCGGGTATGAAATTAGTTGATCGTGCTTTGGAACTAGGATGGGCTGTAAGCATGCCCAACTGGCCCGAGGGTGTTAAGGATGTCAATGATGCAGTAAAAGAATATGGAAAATTAGCTAGCTTGATACATATCATGCAGGCCCGAGAAACCAGCAAAATCAAGATCGAACTAAGGAAGAGGCAACTTGTTAAAGGATTATAGTGTAGACGTACAGAGGTTGTTTCTGGAGATGATGCTGCAGGATGCACAGAGTTATGTGCGTGTGCAGAATATTTATAATCCTGAGAACTTCGATCGCAGTCTACGGACAGCCGCAGAATTCATCCGGCAACACAGTAATGATCACAAGACCATGCCGGTGCTGGAACAGGTGGTGGCAGCCACCAACACGAAATTATCGCATGTGCCAGATCTCACAGAAGATCATTTCGCCTGGTTTATGGAAGAGTTCGAAGCCTTTACACGCCGCCAGGAACTGGAACGGGCGATTTTAAAATCTGCAGACTTGCTGGAAAAAGGCGAGTACGATCCTGTAGAGAAACTGATCAAAGATGCGGTACAGATCAGCCTCACCAAGGACATGGGCACAGACTACTGGGAAGATCCTCGTGCCCGCATCAATCGATATTTCAACTCCGGCGGCCAGGTAAGCACAGGATGGCCGCAGCTGGATCGTCTGCTCTATGGAGGATTCAGCCGCGGCGAGCTCAACATCTTTGCTGGTGGATCTGGATCGGGCAAAAGTCTGGTGATGATGAACATCGCATTGAACTGGTTGCAAGCCGGGCTCAGTGGCGTGTATGTCACATTGGAACTCAGCGAAGAACTATGTGCCTTGCGGACAGATGCCATGCTCACCAATGCATCAACCAAGGACATACGACGAGATATCGATACCACGGAACTCAAGGTCAAATTGGTAGGTAAAAAAGCCGGACAATATAGGATCAAAGGATTTCCGGCACAGAGCAACATCAACGACATCCGAGCCTATCTCAAAGAAGCACAGATACAGACTGGCATCCGAGTGGACTTTGTTATGATTGACTATCTAGATCTGCTGATGCCAGTGAGTGCCAAGGTCAGCCCCAATGACCTGTTCGTAAAAGACAAGTATGTGTCGGAAGAACTGCGTAACTTAGCAAAGGAACTGGGTGTGCTCATGGTCACTGCGTCGCAGTTGAACAGATCAGCAGTGGAAGAGATCGAGTTTGATCACAGCCATATTTCTGGTGGTATTTCCAAGATCAACACAGCCGACAATGTGTTTGGCATATTCACTAGCAGGGCCATGCGAGAGCGTGGACGCTATCAGATTCAGTGTATGAAATCTCGCAGTAGCACAGGTGTAGGTCAAAAGATTGATCTTGAGTACAACATTGAGACCATGCGTATCACTGACGCAGGCGAAGAACAGTCACAAAATGCACCAGGATTTGCCAAGTCCGCTATATATGATTCGATCAAGGCTCGAAGTCGTGTGGCAGATTCCACTGACAACGAGGATACTGGAAAAATCACAGCCGAAGTACAAGGCAACAAACTCAAACAACTGCTGGGACAGATCAAACAATCATGAGTGATCTGTACTGTTCCATGATACACGGAGGTCTCAATCTGGACCTCAAAATGCAGTCACAGATCCGTGTGCAACACTGCTGCCTGCGTGATGATCTATGGCCAGTCAATGATCTCAAGGACGTCTGGCACAATCAAAATTATATCCCTCTGCGTGCTGTCAATCTAGAAAACAAATGGGCCGACGGATGTGCCAACTGTGAAAATCTAGAAAAAAGCGGCATGTACAGTTTCCGCAATGGCATGAATGATGGACTGGAAATCTTCAAGCAGCAGGATCTATCTGGACCGGCCCGGATCGATCTCATGTTTGACATCAGCTGCAATCTGGCCTGCAGGACCTGCGGTACATGGTCCAGCACCTTCTGGCAAAAGCATCTCAAACAGCATGGAGAGTGGAACCAACCTATTTTCACTCCCAGGAACAAACAAGACGTGATTGAGTGTTTGAAAAATCTCGATCTTTCCAATCTCCGACAGGTGGTATTCTGTGGCGGAGAAACATTGATGGGGCAAGAATATTGGCATGTGGCAGAATGGTTGGCTGATAATGTGCCCAATGCCAAACAAAACCTCATGATCTGCTTCCAGACCAATGGCACACAGCCCATATCACAAAGACAGTTTGGCATCATTGAAAAATTGTCGCTGGTAAAATTGCACATTAGCATCGATGGTCTACAGCAACGGTTTGAATATCTACGTTGGCCAGCTCAATGGAATCAGGTGGTTGACAATATCATGGACATAAGACAACACTGTCCTAGCAATGTGATGTTCGTGATAGAAGAAACTATTTCCATATTCAATCTGGCATACCTAGAAGAAACCGATCGATGGGTCAGAGAAAATTTTTCAACCAATCGCGATGGTGACGTGGTCAATCACACACGACATCTGGCACACGGTCATTTTTCGTTGGTCAACTGCAGCCAAGAATATGTTGATCACATGGCATTGACCACTGCAAAAAATCTCATCAATAAAAACTGGCAGGAAAATGCGGAATCTATATCCGTAATGATCAACGAAATTAAAAAATTTGATCTATACCGCGATCAATCTTTTGCTAGGACATTTCCCGAAGTGCATGAGCACTATAAGAGATTTTGGTAGCAGCAAAATCTGGCAAGTAATCACTGATAGCGATCTGTTTGAGATTGTCTTGACGATCGAGTTCTTGCCAACACCTCGTCCAGGAATCAGCACTGTATTTTCCCATGCTGAGAAATGGCAATACCTCAGCAGCATTATTGAGATTCTGTTGCATGATCTGATTCTTGAAGTCACTGGGCAGATTACCAGGACTGAAGCAATCTGGACTAAAGATCTGTTTGCAGAGGTAAGGCAGATTTTCTCTGCGGAAAAAATCTATGGTACTGTCGAGATAGAACAAGCTGAGATTTGAGACCATGCAGCTGACACTGACATGTTTGGAAAAACTCCTTAGCCTGTTGAGATTGTCCAACAGCATGTTCCATTCCAGAGGATATCTGAGGTATTCAAAGGCCTGTCCAGTGGCATCTATGCTAAAACATACATTGAGATTTTTGAAGGCTGTCAGCAATTCAAACTGCCGCTGGCTGAGTTCGATCGAACCATTGGTGACCAGAGATATGAAACAGTCATGATTTCCTTGATCCAGCAGATTTTGCAATATATCAAAATTCTTTTTTTCCAACAAAGGTTCGCCACCTACAAAGGAAAGCTGCACCACTTGAGACCAGTCAATGTCCGACAATTCATTGAGCCCAGATCTAATCATGATGGTTTTTTTCTTTTCCAGACTGGCCCAGGCCGAACTGTTATGGCTGTTGCAAGTTACACAGGTACCGTTGCAGATGTTAGAAGTGGCTATCTTTATGATCTTCGGAGAAAATCCCTTGGCCAATGCATCTTGCTTGATCAGGCCAATGTCACGATCAAGATAATGATCAAAAGTGCGATTGTGCATGAGTCTTTCGCTGTCTAGACCCTGATCTTCCAGAGTCCAGCAGGCAGCACAGTTAGTGCTTCTTTTATTGTGTCTGATACTGTCACGCACAGCATCTATGTCAGTGTGATTAGGTAAACGACAACAATAGATATTTTTTGGATTTCCATGAGTGATTTCCACACTGTAGAACGGTAATACGCAAAAGTTGTCCATGGGGTATTTACAATATCACAAGTTCGATACATAGATTGTTGTTGATGCTGCACACGGTAAATAAGAAGGTAAAGGTTCCAGATTATGCAAAAACGCACACGAAGCATATTAGAAGAATTAGATGCGATATACGTGGAACGCCATGAGGATCGTGATCGCCGCTACATCATCGAAAGCCGGGCAAGCAACGTGATTGCAAGTGCTGTTCGGTTGGTAGAGCAGATCGAAGCAGCATATCCTGCTGATCAAGCAGAGAATCTAGTGCGTAAATTGCTGAACGCAATACGCACCAAGGACGCGGCCAAATTTGCCCGCACAGTGAGACGTACAGATGCAGATCTATGAAATAACACGCCAACGCTTGGATGAAGTGGGGCTAATGACACGGCTGGGTGCGGCCTTGGGCAACCAGCAGGCCCAGGTGGCTACCAGCACAGCGGCCTTGAGCCAGGC